CTGTTTCATTAACTGCATCTGTTTCATTAACTACCTCCACTTGATTTGTGTTAGTATCATTAGTATCGCTTATATCACCAATTACAATACCACTTTTTTGAAATTTTTCTTGTAATTTGGTGTATTCTTCCTCAGCAAGTCTCATACTTTCTTTAATAGTCTCAATTTTTTTTTGATTATTTGTTCTTGATAATTCTTCTTTATAATAACCATTAATAAATTTATAATTTTTTAACGCTTCGTGAGCAATTTTTGTGTGATTAAAAAGATCATCATCTAAAGTTTCATCTATTGTTGTTGGAATCGTGGAGGTTGTTTCAGACATATATATATAATATTAATATTATATATTTATATTGAATGAATTTTTAATTTGAATCTTCTTCTTGTTCAATTATTGTATTATAATATCCTATTTGAACATCTATTAAATTGTCAAATATATCATATAATGGTATAAATTTTGGTAATAATCTAACTGATGCTGTAATACCATTAGAAAGTTTTCTATATTTTCTTTTAATATTATAACTAATACGGTTCAATTTTTTAATTGTTAATGGATATTTAGTATATTTATTAAATAAATTTAAATTTTCAACATTGTTGGCAGTTGAACTAATATTTTGAACTTTAATCATTAATTCTTTAATAGTATTAATTGCTCTATTCAAATTAATTATTATGACATTATATACAGTATATTTTTTTATATTAATTCTTAATCTGGTTCTTTTTAATTTAATACTTTTATTAGACAATAAATAATTAAATATAACTATATTTGCTCTAGCATGAGCACCAACAATTTTTTTAAATCTATATGGCATAGATTTTAATTTATTTAGTCCTTTTTCAAGAAAAATAGTTATACAATGTTCAATCATTTTTTCTCTTCCTAATTTTTTATACCAATCATTATATAATTTATTTTCTTCTAATAATTCAATCTCATTTATCATTATATATAAAGCAATAATTTCGGCTCTTAGTTCTTCTAAAGAATCTTTATCATTAGTCATAAAAGTATTAAATATTTGTTCATTTAATGATATTATATCACCTATATTATAGTTTTTCTTTGATGTATTAATATTTTTTATATTCTTTAAATCTTCTTTTACAATTAGGTGTTTTGTTAATTTAAATGTCGCATGTCCAATTGTTTCATGTAATAATACTAATAAATTCCAAAAATCATGTCTAAAATTATTATTTTTATCATATAAATTCATAAATTGTCGATCTTTTTTTGTCATAAATTTTTTTAATAACAATTGATCATATAAATGATCGTATTTTTCTTCGTCATATATTATTTGTTTTGAACCATATTTTGATATTAAGTCCATATCATTTGGTAAACAATATGCTGCTGTTTTTCGAGATGGTCCATAATATCCACCAATTGCTAAAACATGACAAATAGCTACATTTAATAATTTATTGCTTTTTTTATTTAATGAAGAAAATGGTAATCTATTTTGTATTACTAATAATACATCTTTTAAATTATTAATATCTTTTGATTTGATAATAATATTTCCTCCTGCTGATCCAATAATCTTTTTTGGATCTTTATATGATTCTATAAATCCCATAGTATATTGAACTCTAGTATCAATCTTTAACCAATTACGCGAATGTTCCTTAAAATCTTTTTCATCACCACTTATAAAATATTTTATTAGATAATATATACTATCTAACAATGGTTTATCAAAATAGTCCATATTTGAATTAACATACTTATACGCTTTTTTTAACCAATAAACAGATTCTCTTAATTCAGTGCTATATTTATCATTGACCGAATATCTACGAATAATTATCTTTCCATCTTTTTTATCAAAATATGAATTTTTTGTTTTATATTTCATATCTATTTTATCATAGTCGTCATCAGTTATTGATTGTCCATAGTAATTATTACCACTATTATTTATTGAATTATCTGATAATCCAATTTTATCTTCATCTGAAAATAAAAAATCTATTAATTTAATTACTCTATTACGATTTGAAACCTTTAATTTATCTATATATTCAATTAATACTTCTCTTGTTAAATGATTTAATCGAAGGTCTAAAAAATTTATTTTTTTATCACTCTTATTACCATATATACTATTATTTGTTATTAAAAAAATATAAAAATATTTTATTTCTTTACTAATTTGTGTGTTATCGTCGCAGGTAAAATAATATAAATTTTTAAATAATGCTATAATTTCATTTGTATATCTATGTTGCTGAGTTCTATATATTTTATATAATGGATCTAAGGATTTTTTCATTAGATAAATAAATATTAATTCTTCTTTTGATAGATTATATAAATTTGTTATATTATCTTTATACACTGCTATACCATTATATATTTGAAGATTTGAATGATCTGAATAATTTAATAAATTATCAATTAGTAAATTATTTATTACTCTGTTCATAATATAAAATTTATTTTTTTTCTAAATAATTATAATGGAAAATATCTTAAATAAAATACATTTACATTATCTAAATGATAATGATATTAAGAATAAGAAAAAAGAAATATTATCTCGGAATGATATTAAAATATTTCAGCAAGATAATAATTATACACAAAAGAATGAAAACCTTTTTATAACTAATAATTATTTTATTGCTATACGTAAAAATCATGAAAATACAACTAATTTAAAATCAATTAAAGATTATATCTTGACTGAAAATAAATTATTTTTATCACAATTTCCAAAAGAAATTCTAATTAATAATCTTCTAAAAAAGGAATTACCTAATAATATTATTAATATACATAATTATTATTTTAATGAAAATTTATTTATATTAATCATGGATAATGAAGGAGAATTATTTAAAGATTTTTTTAGTAAGCATTTAGATGATTTTAATTTATTAAATTCAATCTTCTTACATATTTTTTTTATATTAGCAATTCTTCAAGATAAATTTCTATTTATGCATAAAAACTTTAACTTCAATAATATTATAATCAAAAAATATACTCAAAATACTATTAAATATAGATTGAAAGATAAAGAATATGAAATTGAAACATTAAATTATATTCCTGTTTTATATAATTTTTCTCATTCTACTATATTTAAAATATATGATACTCCAATGGAAATATATGATAAACAAACATATTTAAAAATTAATAAAATTATGAATCTTATTAATTCATTTGATTTTAATACAAAATATAAAAAACATATCTTAAATAATAATTATTTTATTTCCAGTTTGGATATATTTAATTTAATGTATTCTATTAAGTATTCTAAACCAAAACTAGGTATAAAATTATATTTAGTTGATATAATTGGTAAATACTCAAATATTAATAATATTAATAATTTATATAATTATTCAGAATCATATTTGTCTATGTATGAATTTATAATAAAATATAATTTTGATACTCTTAATAATAAAATTAATAATCAAACTAATACAGAATTCAATACTGAATTAAAAATAGATCAAGCAACAATTGATAAATATAAAAATGCTATAATTATTATCTTAAAAAATGGTCTAGGTAATAAATTAATGACAATAGTTAATTTAATTCATAAATATCGTGAGAAACCAATATATTTTTTAGAAAAACAATCAATTCATCAATTAAGATCATTTTATGATAAATTAAAATATATATTTCCAAATCTAAATACTGACGAAAAATACAGTTTAATGAGTTGGACCTTATTTGATGCTTTACAAAAACATGGAATAAAAGAAACAACTTATGTGGATCATGATGTATTTTATCGAATTCCTGGATTCATTAATTTAACTGACAATACAAGAAATTTATTAAAAATGAATTCAAATTATGATTACTTACAAGATAAATATGATTTAAAAAATGGTATTTTTGTTCATTACCGTTTAGGTGATAAATTTGAAATAAATTATAATGATTTAAATAATAATAAATCATGTAGTTTTATTTTATTAAAAGCTGAATATTATATTAATAATGTCTTGAAAATGCTAAAAGAAAAATTTGGACAAGTTTATATTATGTCAGATTCTATAGAGGTAGCAAAATGTTTATTAAATAATAAAATACCAAATGCTATATTTGTTAATGAAAAGACTGCTGAAACATTCTTTTTAATGACTCATTGTAATAGATTAATTATTTCAGATAGTAGTATGACTGTATCAGCTATTTATTTAAATAATAATAAACCTCAAGTTATTGCCCCTAATTTTGTTGTTGATTTTTATAGCACTTGTAAAATAAATAATAATTTCTTTTTTAGTAAAGATATGGTAATATTTGATAATAATAAAGAATATTTATTAAATACTAAAGGAGACTATGATATAATATATAAACAATGTTTTAGTAAGAATAATTAATAGAAATATATTTTTTATATTTCTATAATAAGTTTAAATTATCTTTTGATGGATAACATTTTAGATAAAATATATTCTCATTATTTAAGTGTGGAAGAAATCAAAAAAAAGAAAACAGAAATATTATCTATAAATAGCATAAAACCATTATTAAATTTGAAAAAAGAAAAAAATGAAAATTATTATACAACTAATAATTATTTTATAAAAATAACTGATAACATATTAAATGAACAAGATTTAAATTTAGTTAAAAAATATAAATTAACTAATAATAAACTTTTTTTACATCAATTTCCAAAAGAAATTTTAATTAATAATCTTCTAAAAAAAGAATTATCTAATAATATAATTAATATTCATAATTATCATTTTAATAATAATTTATTTATATTAATCATGGATAATGACGGAGAATTATTTAAAGATTTTTTTGATAAACACCTAGATAATTTCAAATTATTAAATTCAATATGTATTCAGATATTTTTTATATTAGCTGTTCTTCAAGATAAGTTTGAATTTATGCATAAAAATTTTAATTTTAATAATATTATTATAAAAAAATATAATCAAAATACAATAAAATATACATTGAAAAATAAAGAATACGAAATTGAAACATTAAATTATATCCCAGTTTTATATAATTTTTCTTTTTCTACTATATTTAAAATTTATAATACTAAAATGGAAATATATGATAAAGAAACAAATCTAAAAAATACGAATAAAATAACTACTCCTATTCATCAATACGATTTTATGACAAAATATAAGAAACATATATTAAATAATAATTATTTCATATCTAGTTATGATATATTTTATTTTTTATATTCATTTAAATATATTAAACCGGAAATTAAAATAAAATTATATCATAATATAACGAATGAATATTCAATTTTAAATAATATAACAAATTTATTTAATTATTCAGAATCATATATGTCTATGTATGATTTTTTAATTAAGTATTATACAAATAAAGATACAAAAATGGATAAGAAAAATGATATAAAAATAGATGAAACATCTGAAGCTACTGAAATAGAATCAATATTAGAAATTGATCAAGAAACAATTGATAAATATAAAAATGCTATAATAATTATTGTAAAAAATGGATTAGGTAATAAATTAATGACAATAATTAATTTAATTTATAAATACAATGGAAAACCAATTTATTTTTTAGAACAATTATCACATCATCAAAATAGATCTTTTGTTGAAAAATTAAGATATATATTTCCAAATTTAAATACCGATAAGAACTACAGTATAATGAGCTGGAAATTATTTGATGCTCTACAAAAAAAAGGTATTAAAGATACTGAATATCAGGACCATGAAATGTATTATACAATTCCTGGATTTATTAATTTAACTGATTCTACAAGAAATTTATTAAAAATGAATTCAAATTATGATTATTTAATAAATAAATATGATTTAAAAAGTGGTATTTTTGTTCATTATCGTTTAGGTGATAAATTTGAATTAAATTATAACGAATTACAAAAAAATAGGGTTTGTAAATATGCCCTATTTACACCAGAATATTATGTTGAAAATATTAAAAAAATGTTAAAAGAAAAACCTGGTAAAGTTTATATATTATCTGATTCCATAAAAATAGCTGAATGTTTATTAAAAAATAAAATATTAGATGCTATATTTGTTAATGAAAAAACGGCTGAGACTTTCTTTTTAATGTGTCATTGTAATCGTTTTATTATTTCAGAAAGTAGTATGACTGTTTGTGCGGTTTATTTAAATAATAATAAACCCCAAGTTATTGCTCCAAATTTTTTAATAGATCCTCGTAATAATCATAAATTAATTAATAATATATATTTTAATACTAAAATTGTATCATTTATTGATGACAAAAAGTTTTTATTAAATAAGAAAGAAGAATATGATTTAATTTATAAAAAATGTTATAGAAAAAATTGATTTATACAAATATTTATATAATTAGATAATTATATAAATAAACATTAAATGTATGTGTGCGATATATCATTTAAGGATTATGTTAATTATACTGTTAATGTAAATTGTTTAGGATTTACAATTATAACAATTGATTCAACTAAAATAGATGAATATCATCAAAAATGTATAAAAGAAATAGCTGAAAAATACGATGTTAATATTGAATTAATTAAATTAATTGATTCAAAAATTATTATTCCTGTAAATAAATTATCTCATAATCTGTTAATTGATTATAATACACAAGTTCAAATTAAATTTGAAGATATGGAACTAAGAAATATAACTCTTATTAAATTATGTTGTTGTAATGAAAATTATATCCCGGGCATAGAAAACCTAAATTATAAGATAAATGAGATCATACAATTTAGCAAACAGCTTGCTACAAAATATACAATTGAACAATTAACAAAGAGAAAAAGCAATGGATCATTAAGTAAAAAAGTACAAGATAATATTTATAATAATTATACTGACATAATAAATATGAAATTAAACTCAGATAATTATATCAAATTAGGTTTAACTGAAAAAGATTTAAATAAATATATTACAAAACAATTAAATAAAGATGATTTATATTGTTTTAATTTTGTTCTCTACATATATTCTCTATCATCAGATGAATATAATATAATTAAAGAAAATGTTCAATTAAAATTAAAAAAAGAAGAAGAAATTTTTAATAAAAAAATAGAACCAATTATTCAAGAAAAAGTTAAAGAAGTATCATTAAACTATGATCGAATTATTAAAAAATTAATTGCTAATAATGAAACTCATGTAAATGAATTGAATAGTATTATTGAAGAATTAAAGAAAAATGGAGAACAAGCAAGTATTGAATTATTAGCTATTATTGAAAAAAAAGATAAATTAGAAGTAGAAAATAATGAATTAATTGAAAAAAATAAAGAATTAGAATTTCATAACAATGAATTAGATAAAAAACATAATCAAATGTGGGAGGAAGATTATGAATTTTTTAATAAATTAATTTCAAAAACAACTCTCTCTCAATTAGATCTTAATAGAGAAAATAATAGGGATGAAGATTAATTTATAAAATAAGAATAAGGTATTTCAATTGGTATTAATTGAAGTTTTTCTTCAGGATTATATTTTATTCCGATTGATTCTATTTCATTTTTATTTAAATATTTTTGATCATATAATATTGTTGTTTTGTAAAGGTGATCAATAACTGGTTGATATTTTATTACTTTTATTACGGAAGGATGTAATTTGGTTGATGAATTGTTTGTTACTAGAAAAAATTTTTTTATTATATTTCCTTTATTACACATTTTTAATAAATTTATATTCTAATTTTTATATTACATTAGAATATTAATATTATATTTAATAACATTTTTATATTTTAATATTTGTTCGTTATTAATTTTATATTTAATACTATTTATTCCATCTCTTTTCCAATTATTTAAATCATTAAGAATATTAAATTTTTTATTCTTATTCGTTAATTGTTCTATTTCACTTGTATTTTGATGAGTCATTTCTTTTATTGTTACAGATGGTGCTGTTGAGAGTATATTATACACCGGTATATTATTCTCCACTAATCTATTATACATCGCATCATCCTCTCCTCCCCATCCAAAAAATCTATTTGGAAATCCATTTATAGTCGTAAAAGATTTTTCATCAAAGCTTATAATACCTCCAAGGAAATCCTTAAATGTATATTTTTCCTTCCATAAAGACGCTATATGAATAGGATACTTGGAGATATGTGTATATACTTTCTTTATTTCTGGAGGTGATACTAAATCTACATCTGAAAATATATAATTTTTTGTATTTGGTGATTTTTGAGCGATTTTAAATCCGATATTTAATAATGCTCCACGATTAAATTTTTTATTATCATCTGATTGTTCAATAATATATATATCACAATTTGGCAAATAATTATGATAATATTCTATAAACATCGCTAATTGTTTATCTCTTGATTGATATTTATTATTACGGTATGGAACAATAATTGCTACAGGTGTATCTAATGTTGATGGAATAGAATCTAATTGTAGATCTATTTTTTCGATTCTCTTTCTAGTTTCTTTATATTTAGCATATTGATTTGATACATTTCCACCAGATTGTGATGACGAATATTTATAACTTATTTCATTCAATATATTCGCTACAAATTCATAAACATATTCTTTTGTCATTATTTTCTTATATAAATTACGACCATTTTTTGCTATTTGTTCGCATTTATCGTCATTCATTTTACACCATTTAATTATTTCTCCGAGGTCTGACAAGTCGGCTTTAATAGGAATATAATTTTCATAAGGAACTAATAAATGTTCAAACCATACTTTATACTTAGAATCTACGTGTAATACAACTGATTCTAAACTAAACATAAATCCTAAACGATATGCTGCTGAATTACCTTCAACATTTATTAAATATTTATATTTATTTTGTTCTGTTATAGGAACTCTTTCTTTTAACTTTAAATTAAGGGAATGAGGATTTGTATATTCTAAATATGGATTATTAATAATTTTTTTATCTCTAAAAACATATGAAATAATTCCAGCATCTAAGAATGGAACTCCATCAACTATATTATCTTTATTATAATTTGGATCCTTTTCCCACATTTGATTAATTCGTGTTAATTTAAATCTTGGATTAGTTTCAATTGTTAAACCACATCCAGTCCCCTTACCTCTAAAAAATGCTGTTGATATTTTATTTTTCCATTCTATTTTTTTTATTTGTCCGGTATATGGTGACTTAGATTGTGAAAGATGTTGCCAATCATCAGTTGTTGGAATAGGAATATCAGCAAAGTTAATTGTAGTTGATTGACTTAAAACTGGAATAAATGAACGATCTTTATATATTGAATCTAATGGGAAAGTATTTGAATCATATATTTGTTCAAATGGTTGCGTATAATCGTTCTTTAAAATTGGAAAATCTTTCTTATTTAAAAAAAATATAGAATCACCAACCTTCTTATGAGAACATACATCTTTTATCATATCATATAATGGAGCATAATATTCGCTATCAATACTTGTCCATTGTTTTTCATTTCTAATTAAACAATTATTTGCTGTCCAACGTTCTTTAATTTCGTCTAATTGTGTAAATCTTCCTTTAGTTATTTTTGATTTTAATTTAGCATATTCATACCAATTTCTAACATTAGTTGGTATTTTAATTCTTTCAGACCATTTATTACCTAGAGATTTATTATATGATTCATTATTTTTAACGTGTTCTAATTCAAAATTATATATTTCTACATATTCTTTAATCTTATTATTTTCTATTTTAACAAAAATGCCAGTTAATACTTCTTCATATATATATTTTAATGTTATCTTTATAGCATCACCATTTAAATTTTTATAAATTGGTAATGCTAATTTACTGTTTTTTTCTATGGGTGAGTCTTTATTTGGATTCTTAACATTTATTTCTGGATATATTATTTCTTTTACTTTATTTATTTTATCAGCTAGTTTGAAAAATTTATCTTTTTCGCTCATACTCTATATTTGATAAAAATTAAATAAATAAAAATTGAAAATATAATTTTTATAATTTTGAATAAAATAAGGTTATCAGCAACAAAACAATCATGATGTCACTTGACCATCTAGAGTTACTGCCTACCGCACTCTTGTGTTTGTTGTCTCTGATTGTGCTTTACAAGGCTTCAAAAACGCTACTTGGTTGCACATTAATTACTTGTTGTTTGATTACCGCTACAACTTTGTTCCCAAAGAATATGTTCATATTTCCCGCATATACATTCTTTTCAATCACTCCGATTTTGTTCTTTAATATTCGTCATATTAGAGATCAAATAAAAAATCAGGATCAGTTTTATTCTGACTTAATGGAACTTTTATGCGCATGTGTTTCGGTAAGCACATTATTTTTACCATCGTTCTTAGATGAAGAGTTAAGTGATTTTATCTTTCATGTTGTTATGGCATCAATTCCATTAATTTACTCTGAGTGTGTTAAGTATATACCACCTCGCGAACCAACTAAATATGAGCTAGATATGGCAGAACTTGCTGCTGAAAGATATTTCTCTAGATACGGATATATTAATCAGGTGAATCGTTACTAAATTTAAGACCAATAAATTATTTGGTCGTAACGTCTGGTATTTGGCGGTAATTAATTTCTTTATATTTCATGAAATATAAAGAAATCTTTTTTAGAAGCAGGGAACTCCGCGAATAACCATGTCGCACTTCGTCTCAAGAGATGACGGATTAGATGCGACTATTGAAGAATTGTCATCATCAAAAGGAAAAAACGGCAACTCGTCAAAGTCCGTGTGTGTCATCTCGATGCCGTTGTCATCATCCAATAAAGGCTTCACCAGCTGATGATAAACTGAATGCGAAGAGGCTGTCTGCGAAGAGGCTGTCTGCGAAGAGGCTGTCTGCGAAGAGGCTGTCTGCGAAGAGGCTGTCTGCGAAGAGGCTGT